CGGAAGATCGGCAAGGATGGATCGTTCGCCAATGACGGCAAGTTCGTCAAGGCGTCGAAGGCGAATTTTTCAACGACGCACAAGGTCGAGGAATACACCATTACGACTCCGCCGCGCCCGTTCTTCCGGGACATGATCCGGAAGCGCAAGGGCGAGTGGGCCGGCGATCTGGGAAAGATCATCAAGGCGGTCAACTACGACTCTGAGGCCGCCCTCGGCAACCTTGGAAGGCTGGTGGCTGAGCAATTGCAGGAGTCCATCCGAGAATTTACCGATCCGCCGAACGCGAAGTCAACGATCTCCAAGAAGGGCTTCGATAAGCCCCTGGTCGACTCTGACCACATGCTGAACAGCGTCGACTCTGAGGTCAAGTCATGAATCTCCATTCGATCGTCGGCCCGATTGTCGCTGCGGTGAATCCGTGGGTGACAGCATTCATCCAGCCATCGCAAGGCTACGCGACCAATGGTGATGGCTCGCGCGTGCCGGCATACGGAGATGCGATCGCCGTCCAAGTGCAGATGCAGCCGCTGCAATACAACGACCTGATACAGGTCAGCGGGCTGAATCTTCAGGGCGAGCGCAAGGCGATGTACGCCAACGGCGAATGGGATGCGGTCGTGCGCTCCACGCAAGAGGGCGGCGATCTCGTGACGCTTCCGGATGGCTCGGTATGGCTTCTGGTGTTCCAGTTCGAGGATTGGAGTATGACCGGGGGCTGGACAAAATTTTGCGTCACAAAACAGAATGGCAGCTAAATGAGCGTCACACTTTCCCTCACTGAAAGCCAGACACTGACGGCTCTCCGCTCGTTTCTGATCTCGATTCTTCCCGCTGGAACGGAAGTCGTGAAGGCGCAGGACAACCGCGTCCCGGAGCCGCGAGGGGAGAACTTCGTGACCATGACGCCCATCCTGCGCGATAGGCTGGAAACGAACGTCCACACCTATTCGGACGGCTATCCAAGCGCTCCCAGCACAAAGTCTATTTTGGAGCCAACGAAGGTCACGGTGCAGCTGGATGTGCACGGTCCTGCGAGCGCCGACAACGCGCAAGTGATTTCGACACTGTTTCGTGATGAATACGCAGTCACGGCATTCGCTGCAACCGGCTTTGACGTGACACCCCTTTACGCCGACGACCCGAAGCAAGTCCCGTTTGTGAATGGCGAGCAGCAGGTCGAGGAGCGCTGGATTGTCGAGGCCGTCATGCAGTGCAACCCGTCCATCACTGTCCCGCAAGACTTTGCGGCAAGCGTGCCGACCATAAGTTTCGGCAATCCACTTCAGTAGCTTCGCTGATTTTCTAGCCCGATTGAACTCAACCCGGCCGCGCGCCGGGTTTTTCGTTTCTGAGCCGCCCACTGAGGCGGTTTTTTCATTTCTGGAGCATCTATGCAGAGCATTCCCGCATCCGCCATTGCGAGCGTCGTCGCCAGCGTTATCTCGGCCGGCGGATCGGCTCTGGATCTCAATGGCCTCGCCCTGACGGCGAATACGCGCGTTCCGATTGGCGCCGTGCTTTCGTTCCCGTCAGCGCCTGCGGTTTCCTCCTATTTCGGCCCTACGTCGACCGAGGCTGCGGACGCCGCGATCTACTTCGCCGGATTCGCCGGATCGAATGTGCTGCCCGGTGCGATGCTATTCGCCCAGTACAACCAGTCAGCCGTATCGGGGTATCTGCGTGGCGGGAATATCTCCGGCTTGACGCTCGCGCAACTCCAGGCGTTCAGCGGCACACTGACGATCACCTTCGCCGGCGTGGCACTGACGTCCAGCACCATCAACCTTGCGACGGCAACGAGCTTCTCGGACGCTGCGACCCTCATTGAGGCAGGCTTCACGTCGCCGCCGTTCGGCGTTACCTACGACAGCGTATCCGGCGCATTCGTTTTCACCAGCACGTCGACCGGCGCGACGGAAACGATCACTTTCGCGACGGGCACGCTGGCAGCGGATCTGATGCTGACACAGGCAACTGGCGCAACCCTGTCGCAGGGTGCTGCCGCTGTAGCGTCGCCCTCGGCCTTTATGGCTGGCGTCGTCGGTCAGACAACCAACTGGGCAACGTTCTTCACGACGTTCGATCCGGACAACGGCACCGGCAATGCGATCAAGTACCAGTTCGCGCAATGGAACGGCCAGCAGGGCAACCGCTATGCCTACGTTTGCTGGGATACCGACATCACGCCGACTGAATCGACGGATGCCGCAAGCTGTCTGGGGCAACTCATCAAGGCCGCCGGCATCTCTGGAACTATCTTGATCTATGAGCCGAGCGATTTGGGCCTTGCCGCGTTCGTATGCGGCGCAGTCGCATCGATCGACTTCACGGAAGTAAACGGCCGTATCACCCTAGCATTTAAGTCTCAATCTGGGCTGGTTGCAAGCGTCACGAACCAGACCGTCGCATCGAACCTGATCGCGAACGGCTACAACTTCTACGGCGCCTACGCGACAGCGAACCAGAGCTTCATCTTCTTCTATCCCGGCTCAATCAGCGGCCCGTACGCGTGGGCGGATAGCTACGTCAATCAGATTTGGCTGAACAACGCGTTCCAGCTCGCGATGATGACGCTACTGACTTCTGTCAAGAGCCTTCCATTCGACGCCGCTGGCTATGCGCTGGTTCGGGCTGCGTGTATGGATCCGATCAATGCAGGGTTGAATTTTGGCGCCTTCAGCGGCGGCGTTGCTCTGTCGGCTGCGCAAATCGCGGAAGTCAATAACGCGGCTGGTACTGCCATCGACGCCACGCTTTCGTCGCAGGGCTGGTATCTGCAAATCCTGCCCGCTACCGCGCAAGTACGCGGTGCCCGCACGTCGCCTCCGATGACGTTCTGGTACATGGACGCCGGCTCGATCCAGTCTTTGAATCTTGCGTCGGTCGAAGTGCAGTAAGCCCGGCATCGCCAATCCATTCTTTAGCCCGCCTCGCGCAAGCCTGGCGGGCTTTTCATTTTAGGAGCCGACACCGTGGCATCCATTACAAGTGCAAACAGCGTCCTTATGCTTGGGGTCGCTGGGCTTTACACCGTTCCGCAGCAGCTGCAAGGTTTCGGCGCCGATGACATGTATTCCATCGAGGCTGTTGAAACGAAAGAGGTGATGCAGGGCGTGGACGGCGTTCTCAGTGCTGGCTGGATCCCTCAAATCAAAACGATGAGCATCACGCTTCAGGCGGATAGCGCATCGAACACGTTCTTCGAAGCCTGGTATGCCGCCGAAGAAGCTGCCATGGATACGTATTTTGGGTTCGGAACGATCGTTCAGCCGGCGGTGAATAAGGCCTACACGCTGACTAACGGCGTGCTGACCAACTACACGCCGCTCGCCGAAGCCAAGAAGGTTTTGCAGCCGCGGAAATTTCAGCTGAAGTTCCAAATGGTCATCGGAGTGCCGACATAATGGCTCGCAAGACCCTTACCATCACCATCGATACAAACGGGCGCGACCAGGGTAAGACGTACCTGTTGCGCGAAATGCCGTCGTCGCAGGCTGAAAAGTGGGCGGCTCGCGCGCTTCTCGCTATGGCGAAGTCCGGTGTCGAGGTTCCGGATGACATTGCTACCGCTGGCCTTGCCGGCGTCGCGGCGCTAGGCATCAAAGCACTTGGCGGAATGGCCTTCGAAGATGCTGAGCCGCTGCTTGACGAAATGTTCGCTTGTATCTCGTTCATTCCAGATCCTTCGCGCCCGCAAGTTGTGCGGGGGTTGATCGAGGACGACATCGAAGAAATTTCGACGCGACTGCGTCTTCGCAAGGAAGTGTTCTTTCTTCACGTCAATTTTTCTATGCCCGCCGCAGGCTCAATCTCGACCTCATTGCCGGCGACGGGCGCAGTTACGCCGAGTATGTGAACGTTCCGCGCACGATAGGCGCCGTCATTTCCTCGCGCCTAGCAACGCTGGTCGAGCTAGACACAGTCCTGGGCATGGAAGATGTCTACGATCTGCTCGAGATTATCAGCGTCGACGCCCACAACAAGCACATCGCATCCCAATCGCAGGACTGAGCTATGAATGTAGTTGACGCTCTCGTCGTAACCCTTGGCCTTGACTCCAGCGGCTTTACGAAGGGCTCCAAGGATGCTTCGGAGGCCCTCAAAAAGACCCGCGATAACGCCGACACGACCGCAAAGGAGATGGAGGCGAAGGGAAAGCAGGCGGCGCAGTTCTTCGGCCAGGTCAAGAATCAGGTCGTCGGACTGCTGGCGGTTTTCACGGCTGGCAAGGGGCTGTCTTCGTTCATGTCGGACGTCGTCTCCAGTGATGCAGCCGTGGGACGCATGGCGAAAAATATCGGCATGTCCACCGACACTCTGTCTGCATGGCAGGGCGTAGCTGAGCGCGCAGGCGGATCGGCGGCCGGTATCTCTGGCTCGCTCAAGGCGATGGCGCAGCAGATGGCGCAGATCTCGATAACCGGCACGCCCGGCGCACAGGTACTGCAAAGCCTGGCGATGGCCGGCATCAACATCTCGAAGTACTTCGACAAGGCGACTAGCTCGAGCGAGCGCCTGCTGATGGCATCGGACGCGTTCAAGGGGATGGACGCAGCACGCGCGCAGGCTCTTGGTTCCGGCATGGGCTACGACGAAGGTACGATCAACGTCCTGATGCAGGGTCGTCAGGCGGTGCAGGCACTACTTGCTGAGCAGGAGAAGATTGGCGTCACGAACGAAGCCGATGCGAAGTCTGCCCAGCAATTGCAGGCAGCATGGCGCGCCATGGGTCAAGCATCAACCGACCTCGGCCGCAAGATTCTCACCTCGCTCTCGCCGTACATTCAGATGCTGTCGGCCGCGCTCCTGAAGCTTTCGGAATGGGCTGCGACGCACCGTCCAATGGTCGAAGCGATGTTCATTGGGCTGGCCGCCACGGTAACGGCCTTTGCTGTTGCACTGGCGGCGCCAGTCGCGGGGATCGCGGCACTAGCTGCCGGCATCGGCGTCGCGGTCGCAGCGATTGCTGTGCTGTATGACGACTGGAAGACGTGGGTCGATGGCGGTCAATCCGCCTTTGGTGGATTTTGGCAGTTCTTCGCCGACAAGTGGGCTTCTCTCTCGGGCGTTGTTGGTCCGGTGGTCGCATCCCTGAAGGCGCTATTTGGCGACTGGGTAAGCAGCTTGGTCGACCTTATGCATCTTGTCGTCGCGATCTTCACCGGCAACGGCGACGACATTCGCAAAGCGTGGGTCGCTCTAACAGGAGATTTGGGACGCGAATTCCTAGACTTCGTCGGCTTGATCCGCAATCTTGGGCCAGCCATCATGGCTGCGTTCAAAACAGCGTTCTCGGCAGCATTCGATTGGGCCAAGGGGCGCGCTCGCGCCGTTTGGGATGCGATCACAGGGAAGCATGATTCGGAGTCGTCTGCGGCGCCTTCTGGCGCGCCAGCGAGCCCCTCAAAATCCTCTGGCGGCACATCCGTACTCGCTGAGGCCATGCGTGCGGCCAAGGCCTCAGAGTCAAAGTACGGCATACCGGCTTCTGTGACGCTGGCACAGTTCGCTCTCGAAAGTGGCAATGGCGCGCACATGCCGTCCGGCAGCAACAACCCGTTCGGGATAAAGGCGAAGGCCGGTCAGGCCTATGTCGAGGCGGAGACGAACGAGTTCATCAACGGCAAGATGCAGCGTGTCACGCAGAAGTTCGCCAAGTTCGATTCGCTGTCGGACGCGTTCGATGCACACGCAAAGTTGCTTGCGACCGCGAGCCCATATGCTGCAGCACGCACGCATGAGGCTGACCCCAGGGCGTTTGCGAATGCTCTGACGGGAGTGTATGCAACCGATCCGCAGTACGGGGCGAAGCTCAATGCGATCATGGCGCGAAACAATGCTGGCGGCGGAAGCACTACTACCAGTGACGTGAAGATCGCGCAGATCAACGTGCACACGCAGGCAACTGACGCCAAGGGAATTGCCAAAGACATCGGCCCAGCGGTGAAACAGTACGCGTTCACAACTCAGGCAAATATGGGGCTTAGTTGATGGCTAACGGAATTCCTTCGCTTCTCGGGAAGATCGCCAACGTTGCGGACACGGTTTCTCTGCTCGCTTCGGATGCGCAGATCATCCTGAACATGTTCTCCGGGCCGAAGTGGGGGATATTCAACCTGGATGGGACGATCGCTCTACAGCCCGACTCCATCATTAGTCTTGATGCGAAGCGCGAGTGGTCTGTGCCGACGTACCCGCAGGAGCAGGGCGCGTTCCAGAGCTACAACAAGGTGATATATCCGCTCGACACTAATGTCAGGATGACAAAGGGCGGAACGGATGATGAGCGCTATCAGTTCTTGATGAAGCTGTCCACGCTTGCCAAATCGCTGCAAACCTTCAACGTTGGCATGTCTGAGGGGCAGGTGATAAAAGGCGTGACCATTGTACGGTTCGATTTTCGGCGTACATCCACTAGTGGGGTAGGGCTGTTGACCGTAGACGTGGCGCTCCGAGAGGTGCGCGTTGCGCCGTCGCCGGCCTTCACCAACACCGCAGCACCAGGCGGCGCAGATTCGCAGAACGGCGGAACCGTACAGGCTGGAAGCGCAACGTTGTTCGGCCCTAACACAGTGGGCTTCCAGTGAGGCTATTTCAGCGGCTGATACTGCGGCGTGGGATTCATGCACTCCTGGGAAATGGCCGAGTAGAGCATGTCCGAACTCGCGCTTGAAAATTCGTCGTCGAAATAAACAGCATTGGCTGCCCTCTTGATATATGCATCGCTCAGTACGAGCGGGTTCGGATGATTGTGCTCGACGAATTTCATGAACTCCTGAGGAGATTGCCGGGAGTCTCGGAACTGCGCGGCCATGCTAAACAGCCACGCCTTCTGGCCGCATTCTCGCATCTTGTCTCCGCTGATGCCCTGCGCCTGACACAAAACGGGGAAGACAAACGCTGCAACGGCAATAGCTTTCTTCATTTCTTCTCTCTCGCTGTCTGCTTGCCACGGCCGCAGCAAGCGAATCAAAAGGATAGCACTCGGAGAATCCGGCCGTGAGTGCGTGAAAAATTATGCAAATCATCCCAATCGCTGACACGTATTCTCAAACGATCTCGGTTCAGCTTGCGGGCCAGAATTGCGCGATCAATCTGTACCAAAAGAGCACTGGATTTTATTGCGATCTGTACGTGAGCGGGTCGCTTGTCATCGGTGGTGTGATTTGCCAGAACTTAAATCGTATCGTCCGGAGCGTATATCTCGGTTTCGTGGGCGACCTTTGCTTCTGCGACACGCAGGGTAGCACTACGGCGCCTAGCACCGGATTGGACCCGTCAAGCCCTGGCCTTGGCACGCGTTATCTGTTTCTGTATCTCGAAGCTTCAGACCTGAACGGGGTTGGTTGATGTCATTTGTCCAGCGCAAGATCAATCTGACGTTCAAGCTTGGCCGGGACACGGGCGGCGTTCAGTACGCCTTCACGGAGGGCGACTATGATCAGGTGACCGTTACCGGCCTGCGGATTCAGGCGACCATCGCGAACGCGGGCGCGCCATCGATGGGTGAAGCGTCCGTAATTGTGCACGGTTTGACTCCCTCCCTGATGAACCAGCTGTCAAGCTTGAGCAGGCTGGACAATGGGCAAGTTGCAATCAGGTTCAATCAGATCATCATCGAGGCTGGTGATGACGTGGCCGGCATGAGCGTGATCTTTCAAGGTCAAATTTCTCTAAGCCAGATCGACATGAGCGGTGCGCCAGATTCTTCGTTGCACATCACGGCACACGCAGGGCTTTTTGAGGCTGTCAAGCCAACTGCACCATTGAGCTTTCCCGGCTCTGCTGATGTCGCAACGATCATGCAGAACCTGGCCGTCCAGAACGGCTACGCATTCGAGAACGGCGGCGTAACGGCAAAGCTGGCAACCCCATATTTCCATGGCTCGCCGCGGCAGCAGATGGAAGCTTGCGCGAACGCCGCGAACATCAACTGGACGCTCGACAACGGCGTGCTCGCAATTTGGCCAAAGGGAGGGAGTCGCAGTGGCCCTATTGCGTTGATTTCTGCGACGACTGGCATGATCAGCTACCCGACAAATTACGACGTGGGAATCGCAGTCAAGACACTGTTCAATCCCCAGTTGAAGATCGGTGCAACGTGCGAGGTACAAAGCAGTCTGCCGTTTGCGAACGGGAAATTCGTTATGTTCGGCGTGGCGCACGACCTCGAAAGCGAGACGCCTAACGGGCAGTGGGAAACGTCATTTTCGGGATCTCCGTTCAATGTCTAGCAATCAAGGTTTCAACGGGCGGCAGACGCCGAACTCAGCCGGCTCTGACTTCAACGCCCAGTCGTTTATGGTCTGGTCGATCTTGGCGCGCGTCCGGACGATGGCACTCGTCAAGGTGATGGGCGTCACGAACAGCGGCGGTGTTTCCCCTGTCGGATTCGTCGACCTGCTGCCGCTCGTCAATCAGGTGGACGGCGCTGGCAATGCCGTGCCGCACGCCACCGTCTATCGCTGCCCGTACTTCCGTCTTCAAGGCGGCTCCAACGCGATCATCATTGATCCGCAGGAGGGTGATATTGGATGGGCCGGGTTCGCTGACCGCGACATCTCGAGCGTGATCGCCAACAAGGGGCAAGCAAACCCGGGCAGTAAGCGCATGTTCGATATGGCTGATGCGGTGTATTTCGGCGGAATGCTCAATGGAACGCCGCAACAGTACGTGGCGTTCTCGTCGAGCGGCATCGACATCGTGTCACCGGTGGCGATCCGCATGGCTGCGCCCACGATCGCATTGCAGGCTACGCAAACAATCGGCCTGACTGCCGGCGCACAGATCACCAATTCGGCGCCGTCCGTCGAAATTGACGGTCAGATGACCCAGGGCCAAGGCCCGAACGGCGGCAGCGCAACACTTGAGGGTCCGTTGTCCGTGACGAACGATGTAACTGCTGAGGGCACAAGCGTTCACACGCACACGCATACCTCCGAGTCGCCGGGCACGCCGACAAGCCCGCCCATCTGAGGAGCGCAATGGACACGTTATTTTTGCTACCCGGGACATGGGATCTCACGCTAGACGCATCGGGAAACATCGCTCTCGCGTCTGAGCCATATAGCCTGGCCCAAGACGCTGCGAGCGCCTGTCGAACCTTTCTGACCGAATGCTGGTACGACCAAACAATCGGCGTTCCGTACTGGCAAGACATACTTGGGCACTTTCCCGCGCTCTCCATCGTGAAAGCAGACCTAGTTGATGCGGCGATGACAGTGCCCGGCGTGGCTAGCGCACAAGTGTTTATTACGGGCGTCGTTAATCGACAGATTACCGGCCAGATTCAAGTGACCGACTCCAGTGGCACGACGACGGCAGCCAGCTTTTAGACCGCACAGACCCAGACAATCGACCCGCCTTGCGCGGGTTTTTTTACGCCCATTCCATGACGACGAACGTTCCAAGTCCCACCTTCGGTGCGACGGGATTCATCGCGCCCGCCGAGTCTGCAATTCTCGCGGGCGTGCAGGCAGACCAGAACGCAGCGTTCGGCGGGAATCTCAATCCTGCGCTCACTACGCCGCAAGGCCAGCTCGCACAGAGCAAAACCGCGATCATCGGCGACGCCAACGACCAGTTTCTCGCCCTCGCGAATGGCGTTGATCCAGCCTACGCCTCGGGGCGGATGCAGGATGCGATTGGACGCATTTATTTCATCGAGCGTAACCCGGCTCAGCCTACTGTCCTGCAAGTGCCGTGCATGGGTCTGGCGGGCGTCACGGTCCCTGCAAACAGCGCCCTAATCCAGGACTCCGCGGGGAACATCTACGCGTGCACAGAGACGGTCGTCATTCCATCGGGCGGCACGGTCACGACATCGTTCGCCTGCACAACGACCGGCCCGATCGCTGTACCTGCGACGAACGGCGTATCGATCTATCAGGCGATCCCTGGATGGGATTCGGTGACGTGTGCATCGGGCGTCGTCGGTCAAGACGTCGAGACGCGCGCAGATTTCGAATATCGGCGATCGCAGTCGGTCGCACTGAATGCACAGGGATCGCTGCCATCGGTGCTGGGTGCAGTGTTCAATGTGCCTGACGTGCTTGACGCATACGCGGCTGAGAATCCGCTTCCAGTGCAAAGCGGCTCCGTTTTCACGGGATCAATCGCCGGAACGACGCTATCGGTTTCTGCGGTCACATCGGGCACATTGGCTGTCGGACAAACCGTAGTCGGGGCGGGAGTCGCGCAAAGCACGCTGATCACGGACCTTGGGACGGGCACAGGCGGCATTGGCACGTATGTCGTCAGCGTAAGCCAGGCTATCTCGTCCGGCTCTCTGACTGCCGCGGTTGGCGGTGTTCCGCTAGGCAAAAACTCTCTCTATGTGGGCGTCACTGGCGGGCAAGCGCAGGCCATTGGGCAAGCGATATGGACAAAGAAAAGCCCGGGGTGCAACTACAACGGAAACACGACGGTTACCGTTGTTGATCCGGGGCCGCCCGGCTTTCCGTACAGCCCGCCTTACCCGCAATACAACGTCACGTTCCAGACGCTGACCAACACGCCAGTACTGTTTTCGATTTCGATGCAAAACAACGCCAACGTTCCGCCGAATGCGGTTCAGTTGGTGCAAAACGCCATCCTGCAATCGTTCGTTGGAGCCGATAACGGCCCTCGGGCTCGGGTTGGAAGCTGGATTTTTGCCTCCCGCTTCTACGCGAACGTGGCCGCTCTTGGCCCGTGGGCTCTGATTTTTTCAATTCAAGTCGGAGTCGGTATAGCAAACCAGAATTCAGTCCTGATGCAGATCGATCAGGAGCCTGTCTGCGCCGTAAGCAATATCACCGTGACGTTTGCCTAGCATGCAGAACTACCTGGACACGGTATTAAGTCAGTACGCGAATAGCCCTGCATTGATGTCACTGATTGAAAGCTTCAACTCGGCCGTCGATCCGTCTCCGAACATCGATGCTTTTTACGACAACCTTTGGAACATCCAAACTGCCAGCGGCTATGGATTGCAGGTGTGGGGAAGGATAGTCGGCGTATCAAATGTCCTGGAGGTCCCCGGCGGCGTAAGCGACTTCGGCTTCGAAGACACGGGCGCGGCTCCGTTTGGTCAAGGGGTTTTCTACTCCGGTACACCAGCATCGTCGAACTTCACGCTTTCCGATGACGCGTTTCGCTCGCTGATTCTCATCAAGGCGCTATCGAATATCTCGCAGTGCTCGATTCCGACGTACAACGCAATTCTCATGCAGCTGTTTCCAGGCAGGGGGAATGCGTACGTTATGGATAGCGGGAATATGACGATGATGCTCGTATTCCAATTTCCATTGCAGCCGTATGAGATTGCAATCATCACGCAGTCCGGCGCTTTCTCTGCTCCTACCGGGGTGAACTTAGACCTTGTCATGGTTTTGGATGTGCCAAATCAATTCGGTTTCGCTGAGTCCGGATCGAGTTCATCTGGTTTCAATAGCGGCACCTTTTTCGCGGGATTCGTTTAAATGCAAGCTAGTCAAGTTCCGGTCAGTTTCCCGATTCCTTTTGCGAATTCGGCGGGTGCCGGTTTTATCCGGCCAATTCCGACAGCAAGCCAAATCGGGGTTCAGAATGGTGCGGCGTCGCTGGCCGACGGTTTCCCGCCCCTCACTTTCCTCGCCGTCACGGCCGGGGGCGTTCCTCCGTTTGGGGAGGACTTCAATGGATTGCTGAACCAGATCACAGCCGGCATCCAGTGGACACAAGTTGGCGGTGAGCCAGTCTATAACGCCGCGTTTGCTGGCGCGATCGGCGGCTATCCGAATGGCGCCGTGCTGCAAAGCGCTGATGGTACGGGGTTCTGGCGCAACACGGTCGACAACAACATGACCGACCCGGACGCCGGACCTGCATCGTTCACCGGCTCCATCTCGGGTACGACGCTGACCGTTACCGCTGTCGCATCTGGCACGGTCCAAGTTGGCCAGGTCCTGTCTGGCACCGGCATCACCTCAGGCACACAGATTCTTGCGCTCGGCACCGGTACTGGTGGCAATGGTACGTACACGGTCAGCGTCCCCGAAACCGCCTCGAGCACGACCATCACGGCTACAGGCGGCGCCAATTGGCTCCCCGGCGCGTTCTACGGCTCGGCATCGGTCGCGCTGACGAATACCAATGTCACACTGACTGCCGCTCAATACTCGAAGCCCGTCATCATCCTGACCGGCGCGCTGACCGGGAATGTGCAAGTCATGTTTCCGGCGACGCTTCAGAGCTGGCATGTGGTGAACGCGACCACCGGGAGCTTTACGGTCTCCGCGTTGACTTCAGGTGGTGCTCCGGTCGCGCTGGCTCAGGGCGGGGCGGTCACGCTCCGCGGCGATGGCGCGAACGTCAATGTGGACGCCCTCCAAGTCGCCCCCGGCACCGCCAGCCAACAAGCCGCCACAGTCGGCCAAGTGCAGACCGGCTCGCTCACCAGCGCCGTCGCCGCCGGCACCGCGAACGCGCTCACCGCGACCATCGCATCGAGCCTGACCGGACTGGCGAATAACCAGCGGGTCACGTTGACGGCTGCCGCTGCGAACACAGGCGCGGCCACACTGGCACTTACGCTGGGCAGCATGGTCCTGTCCCCA